CACAAATACAACAGGAATTGTAACCACTAGTGCTACTTCTACTAGTATTCCGGGATACGGAACAACCACTTCAAATTATTATGAAACCTCAAATTTTATTCAGGTTCCAGATTCAGTAATTGGTATAGAAAAAGTTTTTAAGTTTGATACTAGTGCAATATCTGGTGGAATGTTTAGTATCAAATATCAATTATTTTTAAACGATTTATATTATTTTAACTCTGTAGAATTACTTCAATATTCTATGGTCAAGAGTTATTTGGAAGATATTGACTTTTTACTTACCACAGATAAGCAAGTTAGATTTAACAAAAGACAAGATAGACTATATTTAGATATTGATTGGCAAGCACAAAATGTAGGAAACTACATTGTTTTAGATTGTTATAGAATTTTAGACCCAGATACTTTCACTGGTGTTTATAACGACAGTTTCTTAAAATTATATTTGACTGCTTTAATTAAGAGACAATGGGGTCAAAATTTAATTAAGTTTAGGGGTGTTAAACTTCCCGGTGGTATTGAGTTGAATGGTAGAGAAATATATGAGGATGCTGAAAGAGAAATATCAGAAATTAAATCCAGAATGGCAATGGATTATGAACTTCCTCCCTACGACTTTATTGGATAATGGCACTTAATCCTTTTTTTCTACAAGGCTCTCCTGGAGAGCAAAGATTAGTTCAGGAGTTGATTAATGAGCAACTTAAGATTTATGGTGTCGAAGTAACCTATATCCCAAGAAAGTTTGTAAGAAGACAAACTATTATTGAAGAGGTGCAGTCATCAAAGTTTGATGATAATTTTTTATTGGAAGCATATGTCAATACTTATGATGGATATGGTGGTTCTGGAGATATACTAACAAAATTTGGAATGAGTATAAGAGATGAATTATCTCTTACAATTTCAAAAGAAAGATTTGAAGATTTTATCTCACCATTTTTAGAAGATGGTAATGATTCCGAATATGAAATCTCCACAAGACCAAGAGAGGGTGATTTAATTTATTTTCCACTAGGAAGAAGATTATTTGAAGTTAAGTTCGTTGAGCATGAAAATCCATTTTATCAACTTGGAAAAAATTATGTATATGAACTAAAATGTGAACTGTTTGAATATGAAGATGAAACTGTTGATACTACAATTGACGAGATAGATACTGTTTTAGAAGATATTGGATATATTGTAGATCTTCAGTTGATTTCTTCCGGAACTGATGCTACTGCTACAACTACCTTAGTTAGTGGTGGAATTCAGGAAATATTTTTAAACAATGATGGTTATGGATATACTAATACGCCAACGGTAACAATATCCGCACCACCATCCGGAGGAACAAATGCAGAAGCTGTTGCAATTACAACATTTAAAGGTGGCGTAAATTCAATTAAAGAAATTTTGATAATTAATCCTGGAGCAGGATATTCTACAGCACCAACTATTACGATTAGTGGTGGAGGAGGTTCTGGGGCAGCTGCTACATGCGGTATTACTACAAGTGGTATTGGATCAATTACAATGTCTGAATCTGGTGATGGATATACATCTCCACCTATTGTAACTATTTCTGGACCAACTGGTGTTGGAGTTACAGCAACAGCTAAGTCAACTATCAACTCGCAAGGTAAGGTCAGTTCTATTAGAATTATAAACTCTGGATCTGGATACAATTCTATTCCATCAATTTCTATTGGTGTTGCCAATACTGTTGGAACCGGAAACTTCTGGAAAAACGAAACTATTACAGGTCAAACATCTGGTGCTACTGCACAAACAAAAAGATGGGATACAGACACATACATTCTTCAGGTTGGAATCACTTCCGGAACATTTTATCCTGGAGAAATTATCACTGGTGCTAAGTCTGGAGCTTCATATAGCATAAATGTATCAGCAGCGAACACTATTACTGATAAATATAGACAAAATGAACAGATTGAAGAAGCAGCAGATCTAATTCTTGATTTTACAGAGTCTAATCCATTTGGTAACTATTAATGTTAGGAACTTATCACTATCACGAAATTATTCGCAAAACCATTATTGGTTTTGGAACATTGTTCAATGATATACATATAAAACACAAAAATTCTTCGGATGGAGTAATTAGTGATTTATCTGTACCTTTATCATATGGACCTTCTCAAAAGTTTTTAGCAAGACTTGATCAGCAAGCAAATTTAAATAAACCAGTTCAAATTACACTCCCAAGAATGTCATTTGAGATGACTTCTATTGATTATGACCCAACAAGAAAATCTGGAATAACTCAGTCTTTTAAAGCAGTTGATGCAAATAATAATATGAAAAAAGTTTATATGCCAGTTCCATATAATATTGGTTTTGAACTGAGCGTTCTTTCAAAACTCAATGATGATTGTTTACAAATAGTTGAACAAATTTTACCATATTTTCAACCATCATTAAATATAACCATAGATTTGGTTGAATCTATTGGCGAAAAGAGAGATATACCAATTGTTTTAAATAGTGTCTCGTTTCAAGATGATTATGAGGGAGATTTTTCAACGAGAAGAGCATTAATATATACATTCCAATTTACTGCTAAAACTTACCTATTCGGTCCTATTGCTGATAGTTCTGATGGTCTCATTCGTAAGGTTCAGGTTGATATGTATGCAAGCACTGATACAACTACTGCAAAGCGTGAAATGAGATACACAGTTCAACCAGATCCTATTGATGCTAATCCTGGAGATTCATTCGACTTTGATGAAGATTGGCAATTCTTAGGAGATTCTAAGTCTTATAGTCCAACACAACAAATTGATATTTGATAACTTATGTCTGAATTTGATGCTATTGACAACGCTCTGAATATTGAGAGTAGTATTGTTGAGATTGATGATGCTCCAAAGAGTATTCAAAAGTCTGAACAAAAGACTGACATTAAAAAAGATTATGAATATACAAGAGCAAACTTGTATTCATTGATTGAAAAAGGTCAGGAAGCAATCAATGGAATTATGGAACTTGCTGGTGAAGGTGGAAGTCCTAGAGCATATGAAGTTGCTGGACAATTAATTAAAAGTGTTGCCGATACGACGGATAAACTTATAGACTTACAAAAGAAGTTGAAAGATGTTGAAGAAGAGGTTGGTAACAAAGGACCAAATACTGTTACTAATAATGCAGTATTTGTTGGGTCAACATCAGAACTACAGAAATTGCTCAAACAAGGTTTTCTAAATAATAAGGAATAGTTTATTACCTACTATGGGTTGGTCTGAGAAATATAAAAAGTCGATTGATTGTGACAACCCAAAAGGGTTTTCTCAGCGTGCTCACTGTCAGGGTCGTAAAAAGAAAATGAACGAAGCAAAAGAGCAAGGAAAAGACCATGAAGTGTCGATGGCACAAACTCAGTTAAAAAAATCTGAGGATAATATCAGAAAACTGAGAAAAGCACTTGGTAAAAAGGAAAGAGACATTCCGGCTTGGGTTCAGGCAAAGATAACTGATACTGAGCACAATACTGATGCCGCTGCTTCTTATATGGAAGAAGGTAAGCGTGATGGTAAGTCTGCCAAAGACAAGGATTACTCACTTCGTGATTGGTTCAAAGGTGGTGGATGGGTTCAGGCAGGTGGTAAGTATGATGGAAAACCTTGTGCTAAGCAACCTGGTCAGAAAACAAAACCTTTCTGCCGTGATGCCGATGACCGTGCTGCAATGAGTAAAGAAGAGAGAAATAAAAGAGCAGCAAAAAAGCGTAAAGAAGATCCAAATCCAAACAGAAAGGGTAAAGCAAAATTTGTTTCAGCATCTTATGAACCACATAATGATATGGTAGAGGAAAAGGATGCTTGTTACAAGAAGGTAAAAGCAAAATATGATGTTTGGCCAAGTGCTTATGCATCTGGTGCATTAGTCAAGTGTCGTAAAGTTGGCGCTGCCAACTGGGGTAATAAGACTAAGAAAGAGGGATATGAGTTTTCTAATTGGAGAGACGACTTTAAAGCATTGGAAATTGAAACTATTGATTTGATTAAATCAAATCCAATTAAAATTACCGAAGAAAAAAATGATCCTTGCTGGGTTGGTTATAAGCAAGTTGGTATGAAAAAGAAGGGTGGAAAAATGGTTCCAAACTGCGTAAAAGAAGAATACTCTAACTGGAGACAAGAACTTGATGAAGACTGGCAAAAAGTAAATAAGGGCGATAAGACTGATGGTATGAGTCAAAAAGCAGTTGATGCATATCGTCGTGAAAATCCAGGTTCTAAATTAAAAACTGCTGTAACTGAAAAGGATCCTGGTCCTGGTAGATCAAAGCGTAGAAAGTCCTTCTGCGCTCGCTCTAAGGGTCAGCAAGACATGCATAATATCGATTGCTCTAAGACCCCAGATAAAGCAATTTGTAAAGCCCGTCGTCGCTGGAGATGCTGATGAACAACAACTTAAACGAAAACATTAATATTTCGGGTGACTTTAATGGCACCTTAAATTTTGGTTCTACCCCAATTCAATCTGAACCAATCAAAGAAAAGTTTTGTGCTGATATTATT